TCCCGTTCCCCATACCGGCGTAAGCCTGCAGAACACGCGTCTCCCCATTAAAAGGGATATAAATCTCGCTTGTTCGAGCCCAGAAGAAGATATCAAGCCATGGCTCGGGAAACTGGTCTTGGACCAGCCCCGTACTAATTAAGCCACTGGCGTTGGTTAGGTCGAGGGTTGCAATACCCCCGGTGATTGACCCAACGCGTGCGAGCTCCTTTTGGCGCCCGTCGTCTGTCAAGTCAATCCCAATACGCTTGATGCGGTCGCGGATGACGTCGCCGTAAGCCGTCTGAACTATTTTCGTCAGATCAGGCTCATTGGTAACGCCGCGATCAGCTTTAGCGTTTTTCCGGACGAAGTTGAGTACTCCAGATGCAACTTGGAGACTCACAATGCCTTCCGCATCCTCGAAGTTACTTACGAGGTGCGGTAGCGTTGCCAACAGCTCAACGAGTCTGGACTCATCGGCCGCCGTATCTTCGCTCATGTGGAGGCTTCCTGCGATAAGATTCCGCAGGTCAGCATCCTTCTTTTTGATCGTAGTAGTTGCGCCACCAACGGTGTACCGCATAGGGACGTCCTGAATCTCAGGACAAGGGCCCAGATAGCGTTCTATTTTCCGAGCAGAAGCATGAAGTATAGCTTCTGTACGAGCCGAAAATTTGTATAATCCGGCTGAACGTTTTTCGAAGACTCTATTAAAAATCCCACAACGGTATTCACCGTCCAAGAACTTTTTGTACGCTGCCGCACGTTTGTCGATACCCGTCGGCAGACACTCAAGCTTTGAGAAACAAGCTTGGGCCTGTGCGAGGGCGTAAAACGGTTCGGCGGTTAGGCGTACAGCATCGGGAGAATAATCAAGGACAGACAACCAATCACCAGCATTAATAGCCTGGTTAAGGGTAGCCCCCTCGTCTCCAACTCGCTTAAGGAAAATATCGGCGAGCTTCTTGGCGAACAAAATCGTTTCATCGACTGTCTTCTCTTTTAACCACTGACGAGCGAGCTCGTCCTTGTCACAATGTGACATATAAACTCCTTTCAAGGAAGAGTGGTCCGAGGCACCTTAGGTCGGAGCGACCAGGGTGTCGAAAAGCTCTGGCAAAACACCAGAGGCGGCAGCAGCCACAGAAGTAGACACGTTATTGCCGATATTAAGGGCAATTTGACGTGACAGTCGGCGGCCAGCGATAGATCCCCGCTCGTGATAATGACCATAGATACCGGTCGTGTCACG